CCGTTATATTAGATTTGGACACAACTATTAAAGGAGTTAATCAGGTTATGTATCAACAAGACTTAAAAATACAAAAAGGGATTAAAAATCAGGTTCGTGTCCAGTTTAAAAATAGCGATCAAAAAAAGATTAGAATTTATAATACCCAAACATTTGTATTCAGTATGTTTGATGCTATTAATCAAAGACTTATAGTTGAAAAAAATCTTGAAATATTAGACCTTGGAAGTACTGCAACTAAAGGTATAGCATTGCTTACACTTAACGAAAGCGATACATTAGATTTAGATAGATCTAGCTATCAATATAGTGTGAAATTGTTGGATACTGACGGTACCTTTACTCCTGCATATGCTAATACCTACTACGGCATGGCAGGTACTTTACATTTGAGTAACGATGTATATCCTGTTCTTAAAGATAGTACAATTGTTACTACATTTAATCCTGTATGGAATGCCGCAACTGATCTATATGAAAACTATACAGGTAACATGTATGCAAGTCCGGAGTTTAACGGAAACTCAGCATTGCATACCGTGGCGTTTTATATGAGTGCATATAAAGGTACAATATATATTGATGCATCACTGGACAACACTCCGGGCAACAATTATACCGTGATTAACACATTGACCTACAATTTGTATTCGGGCGTAACATATGCTAACTTTAACGGAGTATATTCATATATCCGAATTAGACATGTTCCAGCTAAAGGTCCAAACGATGCAGATAATAGAAATACTGCGTACTCCGGAACTCTTGACAAAATACTATATAGAAGTTAGACTATGATGTATGAACACACTACAGGCAGCACTGTCTACAGTATTACCACCTAATCGAAAAATAACTAGCGGCGGTTGGGTAAGTTTTAATGCTGTCTGCTGCCATAATAGAGGCGATAGACCTGATACCAAAAAGCGTGGCGGTGTCCTATTCACTGACGAAGGATTTACATATCACTGTTTCAATTGTGGGTTTAAAGCAGGATGGAGTCCTGGTAAATTACTGAGCAGCAATACTAAATTGTTATTCAAATGGTGCGGCATAAGCGACACCGATGTTAGCAAACTTGGTTTAATGACACTTAAACTCAAAGATGACCAACCGGTATTTAAAAAAGCAATAGTATTTGACCTATTAGAAAAGCCGTTGCCCGAGGGAACGATGACTGTGATAGAATGGATCAATACTGCATACCTTCCGGATATAAGTGAAGACATTGGTAAAGTAATAGAATATATATTAGGTCGCGGCATGAGCCTCGATTGGTATGATTGGATGTGGTCACCTGCTCCTGGATATGTAGACCGGGTAATTATACCATTCTACGACAAAGGTAAAATAGTAGGCTACACTGGTCGTAAGATTAAAGACGGAAAACCTAAGTACCTGACTGATGCACAGAGCGGCTACGTATTCAACATTGATCGTCAACAACATGCGAGAAAGTATGTGATAGTAGTTGAAGGGCCGTTTGATGCCATTGCAGTCGATGGTGTTGCTATCATGACCAATGAACCTAACGAGACTCAGTGCTCAAGGATAAATGCTTTAGGGAAACAAGTGATTGTTGTCCCTGACAAAGACAAACCTGGAGCCAAACTAGTCAAAGCAGCACTAGATAATAACTGGAGTGTGAGTCTACCACCTTGGGAAGATCACATTAAAGATGCGGCTAAAGCAACTGAAGTATATGGACGGTTGTATACACTAACAACAATATTGCACTATAAAGTTGATAATGAGATAAAAATACAACTACTGAAGAAAAAATTAGAAAGCCTAACAGATGAATAAAGAAAAAACACCAAAACCGAACTATACTTCTGAGATGCAAAAACTCTATCTAGAGATGTTTCTCTCAGATGCTGGGACGTTTATACGTTGTCAAAATATTTTTGATCCTTTGAACTTTGATCAACGCTATCAGGATACCGCATCATTTATTACCAAGTATATTGACGATTACAAAGTTATGCCCGAGGTGGCAATTGTTAATGCAAGTTGCAAAATAGAGTTGCAATCTATACAACTACCAAAAGAAAACTACGATTGGCTTATGGATGAGTTTGAGAACTTTAGTAGGCATAAAGGGTTAGAACGTGCAATTATCGAAAGCGCCGATTTACTAGAAGCAGGCGATTACGGCCCAGTAGAAAAATTAATCAAAGATGCTATACAGATATCACTGAACAAAGATATGGGCACTGACTACTTCGAAGACCCGAGAGCACGTCTTACTAAACTTAAAGATGGCAACGGACAAATTTCAACAGGCTGGCCTAGTATTGATCGTAAATTATACGGCGGCTTTAATCGCGGTGAACTAAACATCTTCTGCGCTGGATCAGGTGGTGGTAAAAGTTTATTCCTTGCTAACTTGGGAGTTAACTGGGCATTGCAAGGACTGAACGTACTATATCTTACTTTTGAATTAGCTGAAGGTCTGGTGAGTATGCGTCTTGACTCAATGACCACAGGTATTAGTACTAGGGAAATTTTTAAAAGCATTGACGACGTTGAACTTAAAGTAAAAATGATTGGAAAGAAAAGCGGCAATATACAAATTAAATATATGCCTTCAGGTAAAAATTGTAACGATATCCGTGCGTACTTGAAAGAATATCAAGTTAAGAAAGGATGCAAACCAGATGTGTTATTGATTGACTATTTGGATTTGATGATGCCACTGAGCATTAAGGTTAGCCCAAGCGATCTGTTTGTTAAGGACAAATACGTTAGCGAAGAAATTAGAAATTTAGCTATGGAAACTCAATGTGTTACTGTTACTGCAAGTCAATTGAATCGATCAGCAGTTGAAGAAATTGAATTTGACCATAGCCATATTTCGGGTGGACTTAGTAAAATTATGACCGCAGATAATGTTATCGGTATCTTCACATCTAGAGCAATGAAGGAACGGGGCCGCTATCAAATCCAGTTTATGAAGACACGTAGCTCTAGCGGTGTGGGGCAAAAGGTTGATCTAGAATTCAACACAGAAACCTTGCGTATTACTGACTTAAACGAAGACGAATATGAAACTTCATTTAATCAACAAAAAACTACTAACACTAATGTATATGCAGGACTTAAACGTACTAGCACAGTGACTACTACTACAGATATGGAAACTGGAGAAATATTTGGTATAGATATTAATCAAGGTAACCCTATAGGTAAACTTAAATCATCTAAAACAGTGGGAGATATTAGAAATATCTTGGCCGGATTGTCAAGTAAAACAGATTAGAACCAGGTGGATATCTGCATACGACCACTTTCCGAAATGATCTTATGCCACTGATCTACATCAGATAACCCAAATACTATATCAACTTCTGCAGGAACAAATGTCCAACTATGATTGACGTTCCACGGATCTTCTCCACTTATTTCACCATCTAAATGCCCAGGTAACCATCTAGTATATCCCGCTATTACTTTGAAATGATCCGGCCCTTCATTTTCTGATATGGCAGTTAATACACTGATATCATTGCTGACCCCTATCTTGTCAGTGAGCTTACTGGTTCCGGAACTGTACCAGTCTAAACTATGTATGACATGTATCCTATTAGTAGACTCAGATCCACCATTGTACAACGGCTGATCTCTGTTGGCGGTTAATCCCATATTACTCATTACTGTGTCAAAACTTACTCCATTATTGTAGGGCTTGTTGATCTGTAACCCAATGGCTCCAGATTCATCATGGTTTACAACAATTATAGCCGATTTCCTGAAATTAAGGTCAGTCTTCTTGGGATGTGCAGCTAGTAAATATCCTCTGTAGTTTTGTGTAATCATATAACATATTTAATCAATAAATAGTTGTCTATGCATATACTTGAGTTAAATTTAGGTTTTGAACAACACGATACCTTGAACCCACTACTATGGCGTAATGATTCTTTGATCCCCGAAGTGAAATTGGCACTCCTAAAAATAGCACAAGACTTTGTTGAATACGTAGACATACCCTTTACTATTAAAGATATTATTATTACAGGTAGTCAGGTCAGCTACTACTATACTAAACACAGCGATTTAGATCTACATTTGATCGTAGACTTCAATACTGTGAACTGCGATAAAGAAGCTGCTGAACTATTTGACACTAAAAGATTACTCTATAAAAAACAATACGATATAAGCATACACGGCGTTCCTGTAGAAGTCTACATAGAAGATTTAAACTTTCCTGCCGTTAGTGCTACATATAGTTTGAGTAAAGGTGGTTGGAAAATAAAACCAGATAGCCAACCCCAAGAAATTAACACCGATGAGATCAGAAGAATGAGCAAAATATGGTCAACAGTCATAGGTAAAGCCATCGAATCAAACGACCTCGAAACCGGCCGAAAAGTATTAAAAATGCTTCGAAATTATCGCAAATTAGGCCTAAAACACTCCGGAGAATACGGTATTGAGAACCTGGTATACAAGACCCTACGTAACAGTAAAATCATAGAAAAACTAATGAAAATGATCGGTGATCTGCACGATCAAAGTTTGAGCATAAAATAATATTTGGCTATATTGCTTGTCAACTAACTTTCAAGCTATGGCGTTATATATATGTAGACCAAGAAGGTCTTAGTCTACAGTTTCGAAACTTAACCTAAAGGATGTATTATGAAACAACTTATCGCTATCATCGCCGCAGTTGCTACCGCTTCTGTATTTGCCCAAGCCAAACCAGCTGAGGCTCCTAAGGCTGCACCTACTGCTGCTGCACCTGCTAAGTGTGATCCTGCTAAAGACAAAACTTGCAAAGTAGATGCTAAAAAAGATGCCACTAAAAGTGACACAAAAGCTGCGACTGCTGTACCGGCCGCAAGCGCACCGGCTGCTGCTAAAG